GGTTGAACCACCTGTTGTTTATCACAGACCCCCGCAAGAGGAACCTTAGTGTCTGAGCGGTATTGAACATTATGACCGACAAAGTTCATTGGATCTCCAGCAGCTTCGTCACTTTCGAACTGAACAGGGCTGGTGTAGATGGAGAAATTCATGCCTGCTGCTTTTCTCCACTGCTCGATTGTGGCGCCTGCCTTGAGTTGTTGACCAAGGCCATGCCATGGGGTTTCCCCCACGTATGCCATGTTAGCTTGCCCATTGGACATATCGATTTCGTGTGCCATGATTATTTGCCTTTCCGTGCTGTTACGCGAACTGTTGTGAATGAAGTGGTGTTTGTGTGAGCTCTGATAAACTGTGGGGAGAGCTTGGCCCTGACTGCTTCCATGTCCAATGTGTCACGGGTTGAAGGTGATACTGTGACATCGAACATTTGACCGCTGTATGAACCGAAGCCTTGGGCGATGATCTGCTCTTTAATAGCTTTCTCTTGGTCCTGAAGGTGAGCAATTTCGGCTTTAATAAAACCGAGTTGGTCAACGAGGGTAATATCTGTAAGGCTTTGAAGTTGAGTTTTTAGCATTTTAGTTTCCTTTAAGTTAAATGGCCGAAGCCATAAGAAGCACTGTATCATGAAACTGTTTACTTTTCTCATTTCTCGATTAAAATGTTTACTTTTGTCATATAGTGAAATATCTTATAAATTTATAAAATAATGTAAATATTGTAGAATCTTGTGGTACTATTCTCTTGTAGCATCTTTCTTAACTTCTAAAGGACTTAACTATCATGAAAAAAATCATTTATAACCTCACACAAAAACGTGTATTTGGCCAAAAGTATTTTCCTTGCTATTTCATAGCTGATGTGTGTCTCTATTCCACATTGGTTTGGTTTGTATCTCGTTTATTCTAAGGAGCCTATTATGAAAATGGCATATTGCGACTATATAACCCATGTTATAAAACAGGGTTTGTCAATGTTAGATAAAGAAAAGATGATCCTAGCAATCGGTGTTACTACATACGACACCGATGCAAACGGTTCTCTTGTATCATCTAAGAAAACATTTAAACTAAAAGACACACAAGGCAAAACATATATCGTTACAGTGGAGGAAGATCATGCATAAGTACGACGGCAAAGTATTGGAATCATGGGGCACTTTATCAGTTCGTTATTTAAACGAAGACGCTTGGTATTGGCACACTGAAGAAGAACATGAAGAAGGCTATGGAGTCTTTGATAATGACGAGCTTATTTTCAGTAGCAGTGACGAATACGAAGCTCGTGTTCACTATGAATGTGAATTGCTAGGCTATTCACAGTACTCAAACAATGGGGCAACTTTAGTGTATACACACGAAGGTCGTATTCCTAAAATGCTAGCTAAAGCTGCAAAAGATCTAGATGAGATACTCAAATGAAAGAGCTCATCAAGAACATTGCCATTACACTCTTTGGTGTAGTGGCAATTTATGTTTTCTTAGTTTTCTTTTTATCTTTTTAAGGAGTAGTTATGTCGTCACCTCTAGTTTGGCACCGTAAACGAATACAACATGGTATGCATTATGCTGCTGAAGTAATACTAGACATGGTTATGGAAGAAGGCGTTATAACGGTAACCAATGTAATGCTTAAAGGCGCACAAGAAAGTTTACAAAACAGTGCATCTATTTATGCGCAATTAAAGTGGCTTAGAGAAAAAGGGTTTATTAAAGTCACTCAAGAAGCAGAAGACAATCGCATTAAGAATTGTTCTGTTACCACTAAAGGTATGAAATATTTGGGGCTTGTATAACATGCAAAAATGGGAACAACACTTTGAAGACTGGAACAAGCTTTTAAAGACTGCTAATGCAGAAGACTTACTTCAAGACCCTAAAGCCGTATGGGATGAAGCTTGGCGTCATGTGGCAATGGTTGCTATTGGCATTGTAGAAAGCAAACAACCGCATGGTAATTTAGAAGAAGCTATTGTGGCACTTAAAAGAGAACTACTATGAGCAAGAAAAATAAAACATTAGTTAGTTGGTCTGAAATTAATGAGCTTTTAGATGTTATACAAAAGCAAATTAAAGAATCAGGCGAAAAGTTTGAAATGATTGCAGGCGTTACAAGAGGCGGTTTAGTACCTGCTGTAATGTTATCACATCGGCTTGAACTACCTATGATGGCTATTGCACCAGGCGATCCGATATTGCCTGTTTCATTAGCTAAGAAAACACTGATCATAGACGAGATCTATGACACTGGTAAAACACTGAAAGACTTACAACAGGTTAACCCTATGACTCAGTTTGCTGTGTTGTACCACAATGTTGGGTTAGATGAGCTACAGTTTTACGGTAAGAAAATGCGCTTAGATAATTGGTTGGTGTTTCCATGGGAATAATTCGTTTACGATATGCCAAGACACGAATGGCATCTAAAAGAAGAAGTGGATTAAAGCGTTGGGAAATATTTAACAGGTATCAAAACTTTAAAGTGCGATTGCAGTATGGTCGTCGTAAACTTATTTATTGGTGGAGGAAAAATGTTTAATTTTATAATCGGTGCAATTGTTGGCTTTTGCATAGCAACATATGGTGTTACAGGAGTAGCTGAATCAGTAGATACTATCTTAACTAAAGTAAAGCAAGTTCAAATCACAACAGGGAAATAAAATGAAACTTAAAGAACTAGTAATATTCGGCGGTCTTGTAAGCAGAGCCGAAGCAATGGCGCATAAGCAAATCATTCCGGAAGACACTGTACTGGTGTCCGTTGTTAGTCCAACAGGCTTACCTGTCACACCTTTGTGTTTTGTACCGATTGGGCGATCACTTTTAAAAGAAATACAAGATGTGCTTGATGCAGAAGATGTAGACTTTGAGCCATTACAAGTAAAGCTACGTGACATTTCGCCACTTGATGTAGTGCAAGCTACTGATCTTGAAAGCCCTGAACCTGAAATAGAAGAAGTAGTTGAACCAGAACCTGAGCCAATTACAGAAGTCATTGTAGAAGCGCCTAAGCCTGTCAAAGTAAAGAAGGAGAAGACAAATGGCTGAGATAACTGATTTTCAAAAACAGTTCTTTGCTAAAGGCACACAAGCTACATTGTTTACACAAAAAGAGTTTGATGATGCTCTTGAAGAAGCTAAGACTGAGATCATGGCATTTGCTATTGACACAGTAAAGCAAGCAGTACTAATGGAGCGTGAAGCATGTGCTAAGTTAGTTGAAGAATATACTGATTGGCTAAAAGACGATTTTGATGTTTGCAAAGATCTGGTTGAAAAGATTATGAACCGCATTCCAAGTCAAAGGCAATAACATGTTAGAACCTAATTTACTTACAGTGTTGTTTTTAATGTTTATGCTTGGTGTATTTACAACGCCATTAGTTGTCATATCGTATATTCTGTACAAGCTATGGCAAGGTGATAAGAAATGAACAATGAACCAGTAGCGTATGCCATGTTTAGGGATGGAGAATATTACGATGCTATTCACCCTGACGAACAAGCTAAAACAGTAGGTGAGTACGATATTCCACTCTACACCCATCCATCAAAGACACTAACAGATGAGGAAATAATAGATGCTTGGAACGATGAGTGGATTGTGCTTGGTAAAGACGAAAAGTTTATTAAGTTTGCTAGAGCAATACTAAGAAAGGCACAAGAGAAATGAACCAACAAATATTTGATAAAGTTCGTGAATTTAGAACTAAACTAGGCCTGCCTGTAAACCATAAGTCTCAGCTTCTAGAACCGCAAGACATTAGCTTTTACGCACGATTCCTTATGGAAGAATTATCCGAGCTGTTAAAAGCGCATGAAGACGGTGATCTAGTGGCTGCAGCTGATGCATTGGCAGACTTATCCTATGTAACCATGGGGTGTGCGCATCATATGGGGTTACCGTTACCACAAGTCCTAGACATTGTGCATGCGGCGAACATGCAGAAGGTTCCTGGCACCACTCGTAGAGGTCATAAGCAAGATGCTCAAAAGCCGGATGGTTGGGAAGGCCCTGAAGGCCACATCGCGTTACTTTTATTAAACACTACAAGATAATGTTTACTTTGTCAGAACATGTGTATAATGAAAATGTTTACTTCACTTCTTAAATACTAAAAGGCTTAACTTATGAATATCTTCTTCTTACATTCAAATGCAAAAATGGCTGCTATATTTCATTGCGATAAACATGTAGTCAAAATGATCATAGAATCAGCACAGCTACTAGCAACCGCTCATCACGAACATGGCAATCCAGTCACATACAAACCAACACACAAAAATCATCCATCTGCTATATGGACACGATCATCTAAGTTGCATTACAACTATGTTTATGATTTAGCTATTGCCTTATGTAAAGAGTACACAAAGCGCTACGGCAAAACACATGCATGCGAAGCCGTTTTAGTTAACGAATTAAAAACACCACCTGCCGCACTTACATTTGGCGGTTGGCAAAACCCTCCACAATGTATGCCAGATGAGTGTAAAGCTGATGATACAGTCCAAGCATACCGTCAATACTACCGCCATAAGAAAAACATTATGTCTATGAAGTGGAATAGAGACAATGCTTATGCACCAGATTGGATGTTAAATGCATAATACTAAATGGGATTTACGATACATTAGTTTAGCACAGCATGTATCTACTTGGTCAAAAGATCCATCAACTAAATGTGGTGCTGTAATTGTGGATAAACATAACCATGTTGTAAGTATTGGCTATAACGGTTTTCCACAAGGCATCCAAGACTCTGATGATTTGTTAAAAGACAGGCCTAAAAAGTTGGCTATGACAATTCATGCAGAGCGTAATGCGCTTATTTTTGCTAAACAAGACTTACATGATTGCACTCTTTATACTTATCCAATACAATGTTGTAGTGAATGTATGGCTATGATGATACAAGCAGGCATTACAAGGCATGTTAGTACATCACTTACGTCTGATAAGTGGCAAGAGTCGTTTTTAATTGCACAAAAAATGATGGATGAAGCAGGCGTACAATTCGATCGCTATACAACACAGGAAAATCATGAATCTAACTGAACTTATTAACCAACTTGTTAATGTTAAACGTCAACGCACTGAATTGTCTGCTAAAGATAGTGATCTATCTAAAGAAGCTGCAAGATTAGAAGCTGATATTATGCATGCAATGGCAGAAGTAGGCACTACTAAAGCAGCTACTGAAGACGGCCATTCTGTAACTATGAATAAGAAGTCGCATCCGGTTATTAATGACTGGGATGCGTTTTACCAATACGTGGCAGACACTAAAAGCTTTGATCTGCTACACAAGAGACTGAGCTCAACCGCTTTTAAAGATCGGTTAAGCGCAGGTGAGGGAATCCCAGGCACCTCAACATCCGAAGTCTGGGAATTATCTGTACGTGCATCACGCAACTAAGAAGGAATTACGCAAATGAGCAAAACTACTCCGGCAACACAGAATGCCAAACCAGCAGCAGAATTAACTGTATTTGAAGACCAACTACAAAAGCTAGCAAGCCAAAGTATGTTGGCAGAGCGTAGTACAGCCGGCACTGTATTTTTAAGTGCAAAAGGTGGAACATTGACATACCGTGATGAGCCTATTGCAGGCAATTCATTGGATGTTGTAATCATTGCATCACCTGTAGAGCGGTTGTATTACACACAACGTTATGACCCAACCAATCCAGCACCTCCTGTATGTTATGCAGTTGGTCCTACATTGACAGGTCTTAAACCTAACCCTACATCACCAGAGCCACAGTCTGAAATGTGTGCTAACTGCCCTAAAGACCAATGGGGTAGTGCTGCTAATGGTGGCAAAGGTAAAGCTTGTGCTGAAAAGCGCAGGTTACTAATTACAACGGCTGACTCAATTGGTTCTCTTGAGGCTGTAAAGATGGCAGAAGTTGCAGCATTACGCACTCCTGTCACCAGTGTTCGTGGTTTTGCAACATACTTGCAAACAGTAGCATCAGCTACAAAGCGGCCATTGTCAGCGGTTGTAACCAATATCTCCATTGTACCTGATCCAAAAACTCAGTTCAAACTGCAATTTAAGTTTGTACGAACTATTGATGATCTAGCTATTGTGCAGGCATTAATTGCACGTGGTGAAGAGGAAATGGGGAATGCTGTAGCTACTGCAGGTGTTGAAGACACTGACATACCTGATGTTGCCCCTGCTGTTGAAGCATCTAAAAAGTACTAAGGAGCAATCATGTTAACACGTCAAGAAATGGTTTATCAATTCATGTTGGCATTAACTGAGAATGCATCAGTACAAGTTGTTGACCCAACTTATGTTTATAAGCTGGCATGCGATTTAGCTGATGAATACTTAAAACACATAGCATAGGTTTGACGGGGGAAAGCATCACGGAGCGAGTACCCCACCTACACATAAAGGAAATGGTATGAAAAGAATAATTATTTTAAGCAGTCTTGCATTAGCTGCATGTAGTTCAACACCACCGCCAAACATACCAATGAACATCACGGCTCCAGCTGTACAGCTGCGGTATGAAGCACAAGTTCAACAAATGAGCAGACAAGAAGTTATCTCGGCCACATTAGATTGTGAAAGTGCAGGTATGAGAGCTTCTCCAGTAATGTCCAAGCGTAATGTGTCAGGCATGTTGTCCGACATTATTATTGATGTTCAATGTATTCCTAGACACAGGTTATGGTAATGACAGACCCGATATTTTTAGACTTTGAAACAGAAGCAATTGGTCCACGGCCTAAGGAATACCCACCTAAGCCGGTTGGACTGGCGGTCCTTGATAGAACAGGCCAGTTTGAGACCAAGTATTGGGCATTTGGCCATGACCACAACAATAACTGTACGTATGAAACTGTTCATCGACTGATTCAACGTATTTGGGAATCAGGCAGAAGCATCTGTTTTCACAATGCTATGTTTGATATGGCAGTGATTATAGAGCGGTTTGACTTGCCATTTCCACAACCTGAAAGAGTGCACGATACTCTTGTGTTGGCCTTCCTGCATGATCCATATGTTCGTAGCTTGTCTCTAAAAGAACTATGTGTTGAGTGGTTAGGAATACAGCCAGAGGAACGTGATGAACTCTTTGAATGGCTGGTGGCCAATGTGCCGGCCGTGGCTAAAAAGCCTAAGTCTGCAGGTGCTTTCATTGCACGTGGTCCTGCTGATCTGGTAGGCAAATATGCCTTGGCAGACGTTACATTAACCGCTAAGCTGTTTGACCACACATTGGAAGTCCGTGAGGATATGCCAATAGCATACCTTCGTGAAATAGAACTAATGCCGGTTCTGTTGGAAAATTCTATGCTAGGTGTCCGAGTTGACAGAGATGGGTTACAGGCATGCTTAGACAAAGCTAATGAAGATATTTTGCAATGTCATAAGTGGCTGGATAAATACTTTAATGTCAACGATATTAACTATAATTCTGGCGCTCAACTTGTTCAAATCATTAAAGATAAAGGTTGCTATGATAAGACAAAAGAATGGCCAACTAGTGCTAAAGGCACAGCTCTATCAGATAAAGATACACTTGCAGATCTAGTAACTGATCTGGATTTAGCATCTGTCTTAAGGCATCGTGATGTGCTTGTCAAGCTGACCAGTACATACATTGAGCCGTGGTTAGAGCAGTCCGAAGGAACTGGCCGAATCTACACCGAATGGAACACAGTTAGAGGTGAAGCCGGCGGTACTCGGACAGGTCGTTTATCGGCCAAACCGACCCTTCAGACCATGCCTACACGAGGCCCAAAGACTCCTCTGCCCTCAGAGATTCATGGTCTTATTATACCTAAAGTAAGGTCATTTATCTTACCAGATGAAGGCCATAAGATGGTGGCATGTGACTTTCAGGCACAAGAGCTACGCTTATTTGCACACTTTGAAGACGGTAAGTTAGCTGAGCAATACAGACAAGACCCTATGGCTGACTTACATACCTTTGCTGCTAATCTAATGTCTGAAAAAGCAGGTAGGCCTGTTATTCGTGACTATGCTAAGACACTATCATTCGGTATTTTGTACGGTGCAGGCCCTAAGAAGATTAGTGAAATGCTTAAGATTACATATACAGAAGCTAAGCAATTGGTTGATCTATATAAAACTGAAGTAGCATCCGGTCTAATGAAGATTAATGATGATCTAAATAAACGCTATAAGCTAAGAACACCCTTCTCTACTATTGGCGGCAGGTTAGTTAAAGGTGAACCGCCTAAGCTAATTAATGGCAAGATGATGGAATTTGGGTTTAAGTCGTTAAATACGCTGATTCAAGGGTCAGGCGCTGATATGGCTAAGCAGGCCATGGTCGATTATTATAGAATAGCAGAGAACAGTCGATTATTGCTGTCTTTACATGATGAATTAATCATTACTGTTCGAGAAGATGTAGTTGATCGTGAAGCTAAAAAGTTAGAGCATTGTATGGTCCATGCATTTACACTTGATGTACCGCTTATAGCAGAAGCTAAAGTCGGAAACAATTTTTCGGAGGTTAAATGACGTATTCTTATTCGGCAATTAAAACTTATGAGCAATGCCCATTGAAGTATAAGCTTGGCCGAATAGATAAAATCCCAGAACCATCAGGTGAAGCTGCTAATCGTGGTAAGCAACTACACTCAGAGATTGAAACAGTGCTAAAAGGCGGATTAAATCTTTTATCTAAAGAAATACAGTACTTATCCAATAAGCTTGATGACTGGATTAAAGTTAAAGCACAGTCTGAAATGGAATTTGCAGTAACTGACAAGTGGGAACCTGTGCCGTTTGATGATAAGTCAGCTATGTTTCGTGGCATTATCGACTTATTTATTAAAGATGAGCCCACCAAGGCTACTGTGCTAGACTTTAAATCAGGTAAACACAGAGACTATACAGACCAAGTGTCAGTGTACTCTACGATCATTCTGTCAACAATGCCTGAAATTGAAGAGGTTCAAAATGTTATTGAGTTCATTGATCTTGCTAAAACTGATAAGTATAAAACACTTACCAGAAAAGAGCTACCTGTCTTACAGATACAGCTTAAAAACAGAATTAGCACAATCGAAAAAGATAAAGTGTTTGCCCCCAATCCTTCCATGCTATGCAAATGGTGCCACTACCGCAAATCAAACGGTGGTCCATGCAAGTGGTAAAAAAAGTTCTGGAGAGAGATCTTGAAAGACACTTTAGTAAAGAAGCTAAAAGACTTAAGCTCAATACAGTTAAGTTACATTTGCGTTTTAGCACAGGTTGGCCTGATCGTGTTGTCATATTGCTTGGTGGAGTTTTATGGGTGGAACTTAAGACGCTAACAGGCGTTGTGTCTGAACGACAAAAACTAATACATGAAATGCTTAGATCACTTAATCATACAGTCTTAATACTAAGAACAAAAGAGGAAATTACGAATGCTTTGGAATCCGCATCAGTATCAGCAAAACGCGGTTAAGTTCTTAGTTGAGAACGGGTCAGGTCAGTTATGGCTTGACCCGGGGCTTGGCAAAACTTCTATTACTTTAGAAGCTATTAAGATTCTAAAAGCAGCAAATGCTATTAATAAAGTATTAATTCTTGCGCCATTGCGACCATGCTATGCTGTTTGGCCTGAAGAGATTCAGAAATGGGATAACTTTAACGGCATGACAATCAGCGTGTTACATGGCGCTACAAAAGATAAGAAACTGCATGATAACTCACTAATTCATGTAATTAATTTTGAAGGATTGCAGTGGTTGTCTACAACTCTTAGAAGACTTGGCATCAAAATGCCGTATGACATGCTTGTTGTTGATGAGATTAGTTATTTAAAGAACACACGAACTCAACGATTTAAAGCATTGTCACCGATGCTAGATCAGTTTAAGCGTCGATTTGGGTTAACCGGATCGCCTGCGCCAAATAGTTTAATGGATATATTTGGACCGCAATTAGTCATTGATAGAGGAGCTACGTTTGGAAAGTACATTACTCATTTTAGAACTAACTACTTCTATCCGACTGGTTACGGTGGTTATACATGGCAAATACAAGCCGGGGCAGAAGAAAAAATCCATGAAGCACTGGCAAACAAAGTTCTTCGGATGTCAGCTCAGGATTACTTGGATCTCCCAGAACTAATCTACAATCGTGTGTATGTACATTTGCCTGAAAAAGCAATGAAGTTTTACAAAGACTTAGAAGATAAGTTATTGATAGACATCGAAAACGGTCAAGTCACTGCTATGAATGCAGCAGTTGCTGTTGGTAAGTGTCAACAAATTGCTAATGGCGCTATTTATTTAGACGGTGAAGAAAGAGTCACACAAGAAATACATGATGAAAAGCTAACCGCAGTAGCGGACATTGTAGAGGAATTGTCAGGCCAACCGTGCATCATCGGTTATCATTTTAAGCATGACTTGGAAAGACTACAAAAGCTTTTTCCTGATGCCCCTGTAATTGGTTCTGGTGTGTCTGGTGACAAGATGACAGGCATTATTAATAGATGGAATATGGGACACACGCCTGTATTACTAGCTCACCCACAGTCAGCAGGTCATGGTCTTAATTTGCAAGGCGCTGGTCATGCTGTTATTTGGTTTAGTAATACATGGTCATTAGAAATCTTTGAACAGTTTATTCGAAGATTGTGGAGACAAGGACAAAGAAATAATATTGTTGTGCATCAAATCATTGCCAAGAAAACGATTGATGAAGCAATTGTAGCTGCTATTAATTCAAAAGATAAGACTCAGCAGTCACTAATGTTAGCCATTAAAGAATATGCAAACAAATAGGTGTTTACTTTAGTAAACACTTGTGGTATAATGTACTTGTAGTAAGAAAACTTAAATACTTAATACTAAAGGAAATAAAATGTCAGATCACTATAATCAAGTTGTTGATGCATGGGGCGATAAATTAGATATAGCAAATCAACCTGTGCCAAAAGACAAAGCAATTGACATTGCATTAACGATTTACAGCTTCATGTTTGGTAAACCATTTAAAGGCAAAACTAAATTGACAAGTGGCCATAGATATACATGGGTTCGTAGAGGTGAGTTAGTAGTTAACCCTGATTTCAAACAAACACATGCATCAGGTTGGCGAGCATTGGTCCATGACTTAAGTCATTATGGCCATGCCAAGATAAACTCTAAACACAATAACCACGGCAGAATACATGCACAATTTGAAGCCGAAATAGCAAAGTTTGTAGTACAGAAGTATCTTAACTAAAGGAGAAGGAAATGTTTATAACTAAAGAAGAAAAAGACTTGATTAAGCTTAGACTTGACACATTAGATGATTCAGTTGATGATCTTATGTTTAAGCTTAATGCTATTGAAGGCGTACTAAATAAGATTCTTAAGCATTTAGAGCCACCAAAACCGCCAGCCAAGAAACGTGGCAGACCACTAGGCTCAACAAATAAGAAGGTGGTTAAAAAATGATGATCGGTAAGAACCCGTATGTTTATTTAGCCGGTCCTTTTTTTAACTCTCAACAAATTAAACAAGTAGAAGAGACCAAGTGTATATTAGAACACCGCGGTCTTAAGTACTTTAGCCCAAAAGATGAATGTCTATTTAAACCCGGTGTCACAACTCCTGAAGGTATTCTTACTGAGAATATTGCAGCTCTTAATTGCACTAATTTATTGGTGTGTATCACTGATGGAAAAGACCCTGGAACGTTCTTTGAGGCCGGCTGGTGTTATGCTATGGGTATTCCTATTGTGTATATTTGGCTAACCGGAGAGCCTGGTCAGAAGTTTAACCTTGTATTGGCTGCATCAGGATCAGTTGTACGGTCATACCACGAACTTGATAAAGCTCTGTATGAGATTCGTGAAACAGGCGTATTTAACCGCCGTAACTGGGGGTCAGAGGAGATGCACTATGAATAATGAAGATATGGATTTCTTTATGCGTAGCTATTCATTGGAGCATACTAAGCGTTATAGTATGAAACCAGTTGTGCATCAAGAATCTGTTGCTACACATAGTTTCTTTGTGGCTCTAGGCGTTATTATGATGTCTAAAGATTATGTGTTTGATGTTAACACAGCAGTTAAGATAGCCATATGCCATGACTTGGCTGAAATGGAGATTTCAGACGTAAACCATCTAGTTAAAAAGAACTACCCAGCTGTGGCAGCTGCTTTATTGGAAGCTGAAAAAGAAATTGATAAAAGCTTTCCTATACAAGTAAAAGATTACTGCCGTATGTACCATGACGAGACGCCTGAAGCATTAATAGTACACTATGCTGATGCACTCCAATGTCTACAATATTCTTCTAATGAAATTGGTCTAGGAAATTCTGGTTACATGGTGGATGTTTATAAAAACACCACAAAGAGAATGGAAAAGATGGAAGAGAAACTACAGCCTTATAAGGTGACAAAATGACTACAACTGATGAAGTACTAGAAGAGCGCGGCAATGTATATGGTAACTTCTATGAAGGAATCGAGCTTGAGGCTAACTTACTTGAAGCTATTAAGGATAGACACCTAAAGCAACATGGTGAGCCTATGCATCCGATTCATACCACATACATATCTAAGATTGTTATGAAGTTATCAAGACTTGCTGTAAGTCCTGATCACATCGACAGTTGGACCGATATTGCCGGGTATGCAAGACTTGTTGAACTACGACTAAAGGAAATTAATAATGCCTAAGAAACATAAATCAGAGATTAAGAATCTCCAGCCGATGCACACAAAGCTTAAGTTCGGTCAAAAGCCTCAACCAATAGAGTTTGTAAATCAATTATCAAACATTGATGTGCAAATAGTGCATGCGCCTACCGTTGCAGAGTTTCGTAAAACAATATCAGTCTTTCTATTAAACACATGGAATGACAAGATTCAATGGGACTTTCCTGAAGACCAGATTGACCAAACCATTGATGAGCTATTTAGGTATGAACTGCTACCTACTGCCATGGAGACGATCAACATCACTTGGTCGGTTAATGGTATGGATATGATTGACACAACTCATTTAATACGCCATCGTCTGTTTAGTTTTGCGGCCCAAGTTCATGGTGACAGGGATATGCGTGATGACAGAGTAATGATGAAACCGGGGATTATGGTACATGAAGAATTTGCTAACAGATATAGAGAAATTACCACAATGGCTCGTGATTTGTATGTTGATATGCTCGATAGTGGTCTTGTGCACGGTCTTGATGCCCGTACTATTATGCCTCGCAATTTTGAACACTTTTATATGGTACGCTGTACGATTAAAGACCTTATTGGTTACTGCATCATGCGAGGTGATGAACAGATTCAGACAACGGTAGATAACATTATTGCTATGAAACTATGGCTAGAAGTTCTAAAGATATACCCATTCTTAGCAGGCCTTGTGGACTTCCGTAAGCCTGATGCATTCTATCAGCGTCAGTCAGCTAAAGGTAAAACCAATATATTCCCACCAAACGATAAGAATGATAACTTTGACTGGTGTGAAGAACAGTTCTATCACCCAATTGGCCGTGATGAATTTCCAGGCGGCCACATTTATGAAACCATTAGAAAGAACTTATTAGCTCAAATTGATGCAATTAAAAAGGAGCATATTCATGTCTAAGCACTGGTCAGTTATAGAAGAAAAACTAAAGAAGCTTAATGTTAAAGATCGAACAAGCCTGTTTAATGAGTTTGTTGATCAGCATCCTCGATGGATAGACCGGACTATCGAGTCACTACGACTTGTTGTAGTAAGACTAAAAAGTCAAGCCACGGTGACAAAAGAACTCGATTTACAGAAACAAATTGTAAACAGAGCTGTTATGCACTATAAAAAGTTCCTAACCAAAAAGAAGATTATATAGCCATGATCGAAACCATAGTTAAGCCTACGTCATTAGACAACGATGTTGCAGTTGTTAAAATATTACAATTGATGGGACAATTAACGCCTAATGACATTAAATATGTATTGTCTGTAACTTCACAAGTGTATGATGCTGTTAGTACCGTACCTCAGGGGATAGAGAATGACATGGAACCTTAGACTAGTTAATATGAGTGACTCTGATGATGCACATGTGGAGATCAGAGAAGTTTACTATGACCAACTAGGAAAACCGATAGGCCACACTACTGCCACTATGAGTGGTGAAAGCCCTGAAGAAGTTAAACAATACTTATCATGGGCTTTGGATAGTTTAGACAAGCCTATTATTCATTTTGGAGACTAAAGTGCCTATTTCTGTAAAAATCACTAAGGAAAATAAAGATGGCTCGGCTGATGCTCTCATTCACTTCGATAAAGAAGGTCTCGAAACTCTCGTCCGACACGGGCTTATTAGTATGCTTACCGAAGCAATTGATGAGTACAAGGTTGAACCTGATGAAACTGTTCCGCGTCTCTTACCAGAAGAACAAGACGAAATTATTAGAAAAGCAAGAAAGCTAGTTGCGGAAGATGAGCAGTAATCTAATTATTATTACAGGTCTTATCTATGCATACATATGTATTGAGCAACTGGTTAAGGGAGATCTTGGACTGGGTTGCATGTATGCTGGATACGCTTTTGCAAATTATGGGGCTTATCTGATTGCCACTAAATGAGCTTTACTATTTACACGCATAAAGGCATGAGATTTATTCAATACTTCTTTAGTGTAGATGAGCTTATTAAAGCAATGATTAATAACCCAAAAGACCACTATCACAGAAACTTTACAATAAATTCTTAAAACTTTACAATTCCAGCGGGTCAAAACCTAGTTCGCTTGCTACCATTTTGCATCGAGTTCTAAAAGGTTTACCGTGTTGCAACCATTTATCCCCTTTTTGCTTATAAAAACTCATGTGTACGCACTCATGGGCAAGGGTAGTTAAAACCGTATAAAAGTGGCTACAACGCCCTGATGATATGGTAATGGTATGTGCATAATCACCGCCAGTATCTAACAAATATGTACCCATGACTTCAGGGTCAGGCGTAACAATAAACTCTATTTCTTCAGGTAATGGCATAGGCCATTTAGTGAATGGGTATGTGACTACAAGACTTGAATAGAGATGTCGTAATGCCTCAGGAGTTAATCTCATGTAATTCGCCTCTAAAGAATACAAGTCCTTCATCTTCATCAATAACTTGAACCAATTCAGGTGGCATTAAACGACCGTTTATATAAGTAAGAACTGCAAAGCCTGCTCTCCAGTTAACGCTGGAATCTTCATGGTAAAGAAACTGTTCATCTTTAACTGCTGCCATCATGCCAGTATCTACACCGTACATATCGCCTTTATAGTTAGTCCAAGGAGTAACCTTTAGCGAGTGCAGGTGACCTGTAACCATCGACATACCGCCTTTAAGTATGTTGTTATATACAGCATGAATACCATTATGCCAACGATGCTTAATCATTGTGTTGTTATTAACCACTACTGACCAGCTATGTGACCACCCAGGCAAGTGGTCTGCTAAAGCCATGCCTTTTACACCTTCATATTGTGGTAAGACATTAGATAATTTACCGTCAAAACGAAGATCATGATTGCCTATAGTGCGATGCAATATGCAACCAGCAGGTCTGACTTTTTCAATATCGCCAAGTCTGTTTTGCACTTCTTCTAGTTCTTGTTTAACCGTTGGTTGTTGTTGATAACCAATTCTATGATGCGCACTAATTTGTGCAAAATCAAATAAGTCGCCATTTAAAATGACCATATTTGGCTTTAATTTTTTTACGAAGTGTACAAAAGCACGATGAGCCGTAGAGATATAGTTTGGGTTGTAGTGACAATCAGAGCCTACTAATATTACACCGTCAATTAGTTCATACTCACATCGAATCTTGCTTTCAGGGATAACAAACTTTGGGTTGCCTCTGTTGTCATTAGCTTCAAGAATAATGTCGTACTTTTTCTCTAAGTTTCTTCTGCGAGCAATTACACTTCTAATATCAACTTTTAATATTTTGGCTAAAGCCGTAGGGGAGCGATGTTCTTTAAATAAAGCAATGAACTCTTGGTCACTACACGCAGGTTTGGCCATACCATGCCTTAAAGAATATAATTAAGTAGACAATACTTTATATTTGTTACAGCTTATCTAAGTTTTTCTCTTAGATAGTCATAACCTTGTAATGCTAAAGGCGAAGCAACACCTGCAACAGTTCCAGCACCTCTAACCAAAGGGTGAGGAGCCATAGAAGCAAGACTACCTAGTGCGCCTACACTTGAAATTACACCGCCAGGAATATCACCACTTCTAAAACGATTAAATGCTTCAGTACCTTCGTACCCAGCGCCAGCTAAGCCAAGACCGGTCATTACTCTAGGTGCCATATGAGTAGCGGTTTGTACGCCTCTACCTACAGTTTGTGCACCTCTTTTTGCTCTTTCTGTCATTGCATTTTGCTGTGCTTCTTGCATCATACGTTGTTGCATTTCAGTCTTATTTGGAAGAATAATGCCTTCACGATTAGTCTTAAACTGTGCTGCTTCTGTAGGTGTCAACCCTTGCTGAATTCTATAATTACGAGCTGCTTCAGTTACAGAGTTGCCACCTGGTCCCATGTCACCTACTACTTTACCACTCCATTTGTCACCAGAATAAGGCATGCCTGTTTTTGGGTCAATAGGCGCTGAAGGTGCTGTAGCAGAAGGAGGCGCAACTGTAGAAGGTGAAACGTCTACTCTTGAAGGCAAAGGAGGGGCAAGCCTAGAAGTCACATTTTCTAGTTTCTTACCCATTAAAACGCCTGTTCCGCCTGCTACTGAAGCCACATCAATAGGGTCGATTCCAATAGGCTTACCTGTGACAGGGCTTACAACTGTTACGCTAGACTGCTTATCAGAAGATTCTTGACCATAAGGCTCATCAAACAATGGGTTTAATGCAGCTAAAGGGTTTGCTTTAGTCTCTGCCATTTTAGTCTTTCTTTTTTGTCAATGGGTTAGTTTCACGCAGCTGCTTAAAGTAGTCATTGTATGTACTAAACACTTGTTTGTACTCAGGCGATTTAAAGAATGCGCCTGGGTCAGTTGATGCATTCTTATATTTGGAGTCGTATGCATCAAGTGTGTTAGATATTTCTTTACGCTGCTCATTAAACAATGCTTGGTTTTTAATCCAGTGTTGAATTAGCTTATTAGAATCAGCTTCAGTAACGCCAGGCTCACGCATTAATGCAGCATCTGTATTAGAGATTTGAGGTCCAATGACTCCTTTGTATTGAGCGCCATTAGCAAAGAAGATCTCTGACATTAATTGCTGAGCTCTTCGTAAATCGTCTTGCTCGGCAAGTGAAAGATTGTACTTTTCAGCCATCTTCTGAACAGGTAAACTAATGCTACCAAACTGGCCGATTTGAATACCTTCTTGTGCACCTTTTTTCACTGCTGCAATAAAGCCTTCTTTATTCAATAAGCCGAAAATCTTATCGCCAGAACGCTTTGTAATACTGTACAGTTCTTGTAAGTCATTGTTGTATTTGTCAGTAGTAGCAGTGCCGTAGCTTGTAGCAATTGTGTTTCGTTTCTCAATGGCTGGTTTGGCTAATTCAGATATGTTAGTTTTCTGAACTTCAGATTGTGTCTTTAATGGCAGTCCTTCATTACCTGTGCTAGCAACTTGTACGCCAGTTTGCTGAGGTGCTCTAAATAACATTGTAGGATCTACAGGTTGACCATTCTTATCACGAATGCCAAATTCTACGTGCGGCCCAGTTGACTTACCAGTAGAACCAACTGTACCAATCAGTGTGCCTTCTGGGATTGTGTCACCCGGCTTAAGACTTGGGTCAATCTTTTCCAAGTGCGCATAGTATGAAACAGACCCGTCTTTATGCTGAACCTCGATCTTATTACCAAAACCAGGCTCATTCTTAATAGCTTTAATGGTTCCTGGCAATACAGCTTGTACTGGCTCACCTTGCTTAGCAGCAAAATCAATACCATTATGCATAGCAGTCTTAGACTTATCCACAGGGTCTTGGCGGGTACCGAACGGGCTACTAATCCGAGCATTAGGGGTAGGCAAGTTAAACCCAAGGCCGTTCGTCTGTGAAACAGCAGCATTGGTCGTAGGTAAGTTTAAGAAGCCTGGTCCATACTCAGCAACTTTGGCACGAATGTCAGTATCAGCTTGACCTTGTTTAATATTTAGACCGGCAACTTTCTCTTGCATATCCACTAACTTGGTCATTCTTTCGCCTAGTTGCGGGTAAAGCTCAGACACAGTTAAGTACAGTCGAGGATCAGATAACTGTGCTAATTGGTTCTTATTTAGAGTTCCTGACGACATTGCACTAGTCACTTGCCCTGGCGCCACGCCTAAATTGTCGCCTAGCAGCTGCAATGCTTTTGCTTGATTGTCTAATGTCATTTTCTGACCAGCAACTGATGCTCTCATTTGAGCTATCGGTAAAGCCATTTCATTTTGCTTTTCAACATCTTTTCCCACGTTTGCAGCCACATTACCTACAGACTCACCAAAACTACCTGTACGACCTGGGTTAAAAAACTGTGAAGCCACATTAAACATGTTTACACCACCTCGTTGCTCAAGAGCACCAAGAGTTTTGTTTAGGGCAGCTATGTACTCTTGACGAGCTGATGCATCACCGGCTAACCCTGTCGGAGCTGTTGGAAGTGCGCCTTCGATTGCCATAGTTTATTTCCTTAGAATATGTCAAGACCGTATAGGTCATTTAGATAGTCACTGCTAGACATTAGAGGGTCGTATGCACCGCTACCAGTAGCACCAATGTAATCCATATAATCTTGAGTTGTTGCAAAATCGCCTATTGATTTAGCGCCTGTGAGAGATTTGTAGATGTCAGAACCAACGCCATACAAACCAGAATACAGGTTTTGAGCAGCCGTTTTGCCACCAGCAACGTTTGTTGTATTTAGTGCGCCAAGTAATGAACCAACCCCTGCAATCTGAGACAATGGTGAAGCGCTGTATGCGCCAGGGATTGGACCGGTGTATGTTGAACTTACAGAAGTCGGAACAGTATAACCACGTAACAATGCAGCTTGTTGAGCTGCAGTTTGCATTGGGAATAGTTGTTCATTTTGACCAATGGTTTGCTGTTGAGCGCCTAGTGTTGAGAGTGCATTAATGTCTGCAAGACTCTGAGACTGAGTTTGATTCGCTAAGTTACCAAACTGTTGGCTAGCAGCAAGTCTTGCAGCTTGCTCTTGTTGAGCTGCTTGTAATGACTGACCGTAACCTGTTTGTAGTGCTTTAGACTGTTCTAAGTTTAAGTTTTGTAAGCCTTGGTTCATAGCTTGGCCTAGTACTTCAGCTCCTCGTTTAGAACCAAACTGACCTGAGCCAACTGCAGCTGATGTTGCACCGGGCGCTAAGTATTGCTCAATGTTGCGTCTACCGACATCACCAAGTGCACCTACAACTTGTTGAGTGTATGGGTTCATGTATCTACCAGCAACATCAGCTACGTTATAGTCACCTGCTTGTTGAGCTAGACTTGTAGCTGCCTGAAGACTTGGTTGATATGAACCGACATTTTGTGCTGTTTGTTGGAAAGCTTGCTGCTGTAAAGGTGTTGCACCAACATACTGAGCATTTGCACCTGCTTCTGTACCTTTTTGCGCTAAATTGCTTAGATAGTCAGTGTACCAGCTTGGCGCTGCTGTTGCTTGTTGTTGTGTAGTCGTAATGTTAGGTAGTGCAGAACCTTGCGTTAAGCTTCCACCACCAACAGGACTTCCAGCTGTTCCAAGATTTGGAGGAGTTACATAATTTTGTGTAGGCGTCATATTTGAGCTCGCTAGTGAGGATAAACCACCTGTGCCTGTTGAGTAAGCTACAGGATTAGTTGCCTCATCCATAGACATTGCAGGGTTCATCATTTGCGTGTTTGATGCGAACGGTTGAATAGCCATATTATCTACCTTTTAAGTATTCTAAAGGCGATTTAGCCTTAGGAGGAATCTTGTCATGCGACGCAGATCTTTTATGTTTACGAATAGCTTTACGCATATTGTCTAGTTGCAGAGCGCCTGCTTTAGATGAGCCATTGCCTAAGGCTGCAACAGTGTCAGCATCAAAAACATACTCACCGTCAGCGAGCATAGCAGGTATATCGTCAGACTGTCCATCACCGGCTCCTTGTACAAAATGACCTGTCGTGCCGGTTTTAAACTGAGGAACATGCACATTACCACCGTCTTTAAAGTAGCGTGAACTCGGTAAAGCGCCTGTGTTTATGGCTTGTAAACCAGCAGAGCTAAGTGCATTATAACTTGAACTAGGGCTCGTAGGAGTCGCGAAACCAGTATTAGTATTCTTATTGTCTGCTGCAATAGAAGGATAACCAGGTTGTGGGGCATTACCTTGGCTTTGGCTAGATAATGCAGTACCACCGGCACTTTGGTCACTGCCATAAGAATAATAGCTAGGAATGCTTGCATTCTTACCTGTCAAAGAGCTAAGAATTCTTGGGTCGACTTGAGCTAACTGAGGATATAGTTGTTTAAGCTGAGTTAAGTTCATATTTGTTCCTT